CTAATATCATCTGTATTGATGTTATCGAGTAACGCTTTTTCTTTAATATAATCTTTTAGTTTCATAATTCAAATAAATCATCAAACGTGCTTCTGGAGGTGCCCTGCCGCAAATCCCAGTTAAGAACATTCAATAAATTTCCTACTTTTTTGTCAATAATTGCTTCTTCCATTGCTGTGTGATCAAACGGAAGATCTTTGAACCACTGTGGTAGCCGTTGCTCATCAATAGGATATGCAACGCTTGTCATATTTAACGGATTGTTTCTAAGTTTGCAAACAATTGTCTTTTGACCGTCCATAATCTGCATACTGTACTTGTCGCCGTTCATAACTCGTAATGTATTCCAGTTCATTGCCGCCCTAACGTGCCCGGGCATGTTTGCCTTGCCTTGTCGTTCTTCTTTTTTTGTGTACATTGTTAAATTATTCACACGCTTCGGAGTACCTTTATCCCAGCCAGGCTTGTCGGCAAATTCATATTTAAACTCTTTAATTTTAGCAATCACTTCTGATTCCTGCACTCCTGTAAGCACATCAAGCAATAATATATTTAGAAAATCTTGCATAAACACTGGAGTATCTGATCTCTTAAGATCCATACCCATTGCTTTTACCTTACCAGGGCCATCTTGGTCTGTGCGTTTGCCTTCTAAATCATATATAAGTGCCGCGTAACGTTTTTTAGTAATATACAATCCGCTACTTGCAACAATTTCCCTGCCGCATACAATAATCTCACCTAATTCATTGTTACAATTAAATGTTTGGTTCATAAACGCTGGAAAACTTTTGTTAACCTCATCTGCTACTTTGTCGTACAACTCGATAACCGCTTCTTTATCCCATGGGATATTTCCATTGTCTATATCTTCTTTGAGAACATTATAAGCAGAAAAATAACAAGAGTCAGTATCGCCATATATTATAGAGTCTCCTTCGTAGTCGTACTGGCCTGTTATAATTTTATTAATATAACTCGCCATATGCTTAGTAATAGTTCTACCAGATAGCGTAGTGCTTTGCCCTAGTCTCTTATCAGAGAACCTACAGTAAGGATTAAGTAACGCACCATATAAACTGTTTAGATTAATTTTCTTAACAAGTTGCCTTTTATCCCAAAAAGCAATCTCTTCTGGAGTCTTTGCTTCTCTTAGTTTGCTTTGCATGACTTTACGTTCTGCATACCACTTCTCCAGTAATCCTGGAATAATACCTTTCTTGTCGTTTCTAAACAATGTTCCGTTTGCTGTGAGGATAATCTTATTATCGCTATTAAATACCATCTTGTGGACATCAAAAGCAGTCATTACTTCTATTTTACCATCTTCCCAGTCGACTGTAATCTCTACATTCTTTTCCCGACCCATTACTGCTTCGTACTCAAACGATCCAAATAGTCCTTCCCAACTGTCAGCGTGAGATTTACCATTATCTATAATAGTTTTAATATGGTTTAATGTCATTGTAGGACGTAGTTGTCCAATAATAGTTTCGGGACTCATATTAAGTGCTCTTAAAGCAGACGGATACAGAGAGTTAATATCTACAGATCCGATCCATTTATGTAGTCCTTTGCGAGGTTTAGCAACCCAAGCACCTGCCGCTGATGTTGCTTTTTCACTATCTCTGTCTGGCTTATTAGGAACAATAAGTCCTTGGGCGTGGGCGTCATTAATAATAGCCTGTTCTGTTAACGCAACTGCTCCCATTGTTGTAGGAAGAAGCACTGTGTTTTCATGTGCCAACACATTAGCGAGGTCAATAAACTTTAGTTTCTCATCCATACGCACAATAAGCATAACGTCTTGCCTGTTGTATTCAATAAACTTCTCAAAGTCTCTGTTATACAATTGGTCAAGTGTGCCTTCGTATGGAATTTTTCTGTCGTTTAGTTCATATTCGGATACAGTATCAAGCGAATACGAATGCATTTCATGATATGTATACTTGCGATATAGTTCTAAATAATCTAAATGTACTCTGCCATGTAATTGATATCCTTCCTGCTTACCTCCAAACTTCTCATATTCGTATTTTTTAGGATGCAAGTTCCATAAGCAATACCGTCGAGTGTCATCTCTGCTTAACACCTTAGTAGTTCTATTAATTAAGTATGGTAAGTCATACCCTTCACTGTTCCAACCAGTGATAATATCAGAGTCTTGTATAAGATCAAGAAATGTTTCAAGTAATTTCTTTTCATCTTTATAGTCAAAGATGAAAGTGTTATCAAAGTTTTTACCAATACTGTTGCCAATATCTTCGGGCATACCTTTAGGACGTAACGCAAGTGTTATTAATTGTTCCAATTGAGACAAATAAACAGTAATAGCAGTAACAGGCGCAGTAGGATCGCTTGGCTCACTAAATCCTTTTTCCGGATCAAAGTCTGCCTCGATGTCAACATAACAAATATTTAACTGAGGGGATTCCGCTCCAATGTAGTTTTCAGAAAGACATCTAAATATTGGATTAATATCACTCTCATAAACCTTATTACCGCGGTTTATTTTAAGTTCTCTAGAGAACTCTTTTTTGCTTTTAGTGTGAAATCGACTTACAGGAAAGCCGTGTATAGTTTGAAATTTGCCGCGGGGGTCATCGAAATAAAAAACATATTCTACTGGAAATTCTTTATAGATGCGTTGCCCGTCGACTCGCTCAGCGACATGTATTTTGTCATGATCTCTGTCTAGGTAAGCGTCTACATACATATAATATATTATAACAGAAAACTTGTAATTTTACAAGTATTTTAACTTTCCTTCTACTATTTCTTTTGCAACAATATTTGTGGGTTTATTTTGTATTTTACTTTGAGACAGTAAGTCGTATACTTTTGTGCTAATGTTCTCAAGTTTTTCTTTTACAAGTGGATGATCCCATTCAGTTTTGAGACTGGCCGTTATATCATGTGATATATTATATGAAGAACATACTTGTACTATTCCTCCACAGTTTGCCAAATAATCAGGAACATATAATATTTTGCGATCTTTTAATATTTGTGATGCATCGCCGAGTAACTGATTGTTTGCTCCGCCGCATATTATTTTTGCTCTTGTCTCGCTCGCAAATTGTTCAGTGATCATACCGCCTGTAGCACAAGGAGCATATATATCAACTGGAAGTTGGTTAATTTCTTCTATACTATCACACCATTGTAGACGAGACGGACTCATGCCATCAAATTTCAATTTATTGAAACGCTCTTTTGCTTTATCATAGTTCTGCTTGTCAATGTCGTACGCATAAACTGTAAGGCTAGGTTGCATTGATGTTAAAAAGTGCGCTAAACGACTTCCTACCTTTCCTAAACCAATTATTGCTACAGATCGGTTCAATAATGCAAATGTGCTTGTGGCGTTCTTGCGGCCAGCGTAGTAGTTAAATGCTCCAGTTATTGAATTATACACTCCATAAGCAGTTGCCCATCCTGAGTCTTTACCGCGGTAACCTAACGCATATTGGGTATGCTTATGTAACTCTAACAAGTCATCTTGCGTAGTTCCTATGTCGCCAGCAGTATAGTAAATGCCGTTTAAACGATCCAATGCTTCAGCAAATGATTTCCAAAACTCTGGACTTCTTTTACCTGCTCTTGAATTAATGGTGGTTTTTCCGCCACCATAATGTAATCCTGCAAGTGTATTTTTATATGTCATTTGCCTCGATAAACGCAACGCATCGTAGCGTTGTTCATCAAAGTCTTTATATTCCATATAACGGCAACCGCCGATAGCAGGACCTAACTGTGTGCTGTGAATGGCTATACATGCATCTAATCCGGTAGTGGAGTCAGTAGCACGTACTACTCGTTCATATCCGCCAATTGCGTAGTCAGTTAATTTAATCACTAGATAACCCTAGGGTTACGTTTAGAGTGTTTTACCAACCGACTCTAAGATGCCTTCTAATTCACCAATATCAGTAAGTTGTTCTTGCCAGTTAGATTTATATGCTGTACGAATCGCTTTGTTTAATACAGCTGGCTTTACGCTCATTTCTTCTGCGATTGCTTTTACTGTATCTCTCAAGCCTTCTTTAAGATCGTCTACCTCTTGCAGTACGCGAGTCCCCTCGTTGACTAGTTGTGATAAACGTGCTTTTTCTTCGGGTGTGTAAACTCCTCCTGCCATTTTATGCCTCCGCCTTTTTGGTTGTTTTCTTTGCAGTCTTTTTTGCTACTTTCTTAGTAGTTTTTTCTTTTGCTGGTTTGGTTTCTTTTAATAAACTAGCAATTGATTTTTCAATTTTAGCAAGCCGTTCATGGACTGCCATCATTTCTCTTTTAAGATTCATCGAGTTTTTCCTTTTTTATTATGTGACTAATACCTTTTACATCTATGTATATTCCGCTTGTAAGTTCTAAGTTTTTATTATCACCACTAAACCTACCTATTTCCTTCTCACCGCTTGGAAAATGTTTGGTTCCTTCTTCAAATAATCCATTAGTAAATTCACCGTCTAATAGAGTCTCTCTAGTCAATTCGTCAAACATAATCATTTTTCCAAATCCGTTAATAACATCGTTTTCGAATTGTCCCTCGTATATTGTTCCGTCTAACATTTCATATACGTATACACCGTTTTTTGGCTCTCGTTCTGCTGGATGTACTTCTATCCATCCATCTTCTTGGTGGAAAATTGAAATTATGTCGTTTGCGTCTATTGTAAAAAACCATTCAGCATTGCTTCCTATCTCAGTAGACATGATCGCGTGGGAAAAATTATTTTGTAGTATTTCGGTTATATTCTTAGTAACGCCACTTACAATATATTGAGTCCGGCCATCTTTTGCTAGTATTTTTGAATTATTTAAATGTATTTCTCTTACTCCAAGAGTTTTTTGATCAGAACAGGAAATACTTACGTAGCTTTTATCGTCACCGTCGATTTGCAAACCCTTATAACAAAGTGTTTCTTCGTCATCTTGTAAAACTCCATAGTCTATAATTTTACCATTGAGTTTAATCTTATACCAAGTATTAGAGTTGGGTTCTTGTTGTAATTTTATTTTTAACATTATATTTCAAACACCGCCTCGTAGTAAATATCATCAGATGACTTAAACGGTATATGAACATCATTTGCTGTAATAGCGTGTAATTGTATTTCTGCTAGAGCCACTTTAATATTTTCTATAACTAGATTGTGTTTTCCCTGCTCTAAGTTCACCTGAATCTTCTCGTCTAAATAATTTCCATCTTGTTTTTTAGGCGTTACAGCTCTTTCACTAATAAGCAGGCCGTCTAACCAGATACGAACAACTGGGGGTTTAAAATCCCATTCGCTATCGATATAAAAGTGTAGTTCTGTAAGTTCTGACATATAATGTATATATTATATATTCAAATTTGTTTTTTGTCAATGGTTATCTGGCATTTAATGCGGGAATGGCAATCTTTTCGATCCATGCGTCTCTGTCCATATCATGACTGCCTGGAGTGCCTAAACTATCAAAATCTACAGCATCAACAATACGATCTGCGTTTATGTTTGAGACGCTTTTTAGGGCTCTGCCTTTTAGCGTTGCTCGCATAATAGGATCTTGTGCTGGATCTTCGTCCCATATTGGATTGTCCGGATCTATAGTAAGTCTTACAATAGATATTGGTGTTTGTTTATGGTCAAAACGCATCTTACTTGCCCAGTTAATAGCATCTTCTGGATTGTCAAATGCAAATACGCCAGCATCTTCGTTATAACGTGAACCGCCTGGACCTTTTACCCAGTTACTTGGATGGAACTGCTCTAAACCTTTCTTTTTAATGTTGTCTACATTCTTTGTGAAAGTAACGTGAAAAAGAAAGTCTGGTAAATCTGATAATCCTTCGTAAATATCTTTAACATACTCGGTATAAGATAGACTAGGCTGATAACCAATCTTATATTTGTTTCCGCCTTTATGCTTCTTAGTGCCACTGTTATGGTTTTTAAGCAAAGAAGAACCTACGACTTGACTCATTTTCATATTAGTATTTATACTCATAATACTATTGACTTATTTTACGATAGCATATATAATATATGTTATGAGAATTGAAACAGATGTTAAGTTAGATTTTAAAGATGTGCTTATTCGTCCCAAGCGTTCAACGCTAGGATCCCGCAAAGAAGTAAGTTTAAACAGAGAGTTTAGATACAGAAACAGTGATTGGAGGTATAGTACTATTCCAATTATGGCATCCAATATGGATGGCGTTGGTACGTTTACTATGGCCGACAAACTTACAGAGTTAAACTTGTTTACGTGTCTTGTAAAAACTTATAATACAAAAGAACTTATTGATTACTTTAAAGACGCACATTATAAAAAACTTAATACTGTAGCGATGAGTATTGGAATTACGGATAGTGATTTTGAAAAGTGGCGTGAAGTTAAAAAAAATACAGAAGTGCGTTATGTGTGCATTGACGTAGCAAACGGATATTCAGAACGCTTTAGTGAGTTTGTAAAGAAGTTTCGAGATGAATATCCACGCACAACAATTATTGCCGGCAACGTAGTGACCGGAGAAATGGCAGAGGAGTTAATATTAAATGGTGCGGATATCGTTAAAGTTGGAATCGGTCCTGGTAGCGTATGTACTACTAGGCTCCAAACTGGGGTTGGCTATCCTCAGTTGTCTGCTGTTATTGAATGTGCAGACGCGGCTCATGGGCTTGGTGGGCATATTATTGCTGATGGGGGATGTACTAACCCTGGTGATATTGCGAAGGCGTTCGCAGGAGGTGCTGACTTTGTGATGCTTGGTGGTATGCTTGCTGGACACGATGAAGGAGAAGGCAATATTATTACCAAGCAATACGCAACGAATGAACTCTCTAGTAAGAGCAGGCTGGTAGGCAGTCAATTGTTCGTCACAGAAGAAAAAAAGTTTGTACAGTTTTATGGTATGAGTAGCACTGCCGCTAATAAAAAACACTTTGGTGGATTAAAAGAATACAGATCTTCTGAAGGAAGGGAAGTACTAGTTCCGTATCGTGGTGCGGTTGCTAATACAATTCAAGATATTTTAGGTGGAGTGAGAAGTACATGTACTTACGCTGGTGCTAACAAACTTAAACAGTTATCTAAATGTACCACCTTTGTACGTTGCACACAAACACATAACGGAATATACGAAAAGAATACTATTGGCAATTAAGCAAGATCATTGCCAAAAATATTATCTGTGATCCACCCATAGAGTGGAGTTTTAAATGCTAGTTCCCATATTCCGTTTTGGCTTAAACAAGAACTATTCGGTATGTGATGAATTAGTTTGCTTTTATGAATGTGTTCCGACACATTTTCTATTAATACATTATCAACGCCGTTGTATGTAAATTTAGGAATGTAAACCTCACCTTCTACAAAAAGATTTTTATTGTTTGCATGTTTGGCTATAAAATAAAGATTATCAGTAGTATCATAATATAACTTATTACCTTTAATAACATAACCATCATCAGTTATTAAGCAACCGTTGAATTCAGTATATTCTTCTGTCTTGTTATTAAACACTTTTGGGTTGTTGCCCACTACTTTGTCATGTCTGTAATTTAAAAGTCTATAGTTTTTATTACTATTGTTAACCTCATGCGGGAATATATCTACAGAGAAATTGTCATTGTTTAATTGTTCAAAGATATAATTGATATTTTGCGTACAATCTAAATATGTATGCCCTCTACGATGTATTAAATCACAGATGTCCACTTCACATAAACTAACATGATCTATATCAATACCAAATGGTCCCTCATCATAATCACATGAGTGATCAGCACCAAGATGTTCGATAACCAAAGTATATTCATTCTCTATGGTATCTTCTATATCAACAGTTGACTTAAAATGATAACCTTTTTCCGGAATTCCAGTTTGAACATCATGTTCGATAAGAGTGTTATACATCATATCGCCATTTGGTATATTACCGTAGCGATCAATGATGTAAAATTTCCAGGTTGGAATTTTTTTAGAAGTGCAATTGTAAGTTACACCAATTGACAATGTGAATGGCATGTTATTGTAAAAGTTCTTCTAAAAGCCAAAGATAAAACGGACATTTAAATTCAATACTATAATTACTTTTATGAACATTTAAATATGTAGTAGACGAAGTCCATATACATTTTCCGTCTATTACAGCAATCTCATTCATCATATCATTATTTCTAAGATATTCTATAAATCCGTCTGTTTCTATTTCAGATTCAGGACATATTTCTGCTACTGTTACACCGTTATCCCACAATACAGATTCAATTGAAATTTCATCAATTTCAATGTCGACAATATAAAAACCATAATCTTCCTTGCCGCCAGTAAAACGATTAGTTTTAAGTAGATCCCAAACATCTTGCATATCAGACTCGTATATAACTTTTATAGTATGGATGTCTTCCTTATCATCGTCTACTTCGATGTCATATTCTTTAATGGATATCTTTTTTCCGTCTTGCCAGACTGTTGTGTGATTTGAAGGATTGTCTAATTCAACGTTTTCTTCTAATACCGTGTCGTTTAGCATTATAGTGCAACGCGGAAATGGTAATTTTCCGTTTAAATCGTCAGTTAGTTTGAAGTATATTTTAAGTGGGATTGTTTCTAAACTCATTGTATTATACGTGCTATTGATTATTTATGAGTATACGGATACTTACTCAAAAAAAAAGACATAGCTTGTGACTATGTCTTTTTTGTGGTGTAAAATTATTAATTATTCACCAATGCCTAGACCATCATACCATTCGTTAAAGTTGCCTGCGTATGCAAGAACAACAACACTACCTAGTTTTACTAGTCCGCCATCTTCCCATGGATTTGCTGTGTAATATTGCTGTGAACCACCGCCAATATTCAAATCTGTAGTAACAGTTCCGGAACTCGTAATTGTGCCGTCAGCAATGTTAGCTGCCGCATCTGCTGTTAAAGGATTATATATTGTAACAGCATGACTTAAAAAATTATTAGTTTCATCATGTGAAACGTCGTCAACAATAATATTGTCAAGTTCTCCGTCCGGATTTAAATTCTCATCTTCGCCGCCAGAGTGGCAAATTTCAAATTTATATGTGTGTGGTCCTGAACCAGCACTGTCGTCATTAATTGATGTTATTGCTACAGATAATGGATTTGAATCAGGTTGTACTTCATTTACACCCAACTCGCCTTGGATAAGAACGTCATCTTTGTATACTTTGATGGCGTAATCTTCTGTAGAGGATTCATATTTTTTAAAATTAAAAGCAATCGTGCTCATGATTATTTTCCTATTGTTTTCGCGAAAACCAATTCTGAGTAAACTGGCTATAAGTAATATTTATCTAAATCTTAGATAATAATGTATGGTCGCCATTGAAATGCCAAAAACCAGTGTGTTGCAGATCTATAGACTTATCTACCCACACTTTAAGTCCTGCGTGTTGAACACTTCTGCAAAAACTATAGTCTTCTGTTAAATATTGACCTGTTTCGTCCACAGTACAGTTAAAAAAGTCGTATTGGAAGTCTGTTTCGTCGCCTAATCCAATGTCATCATGATACTTAGTAGCACCTGCTTCAATGAGTTTCTCAAATACTTCGCGTTTAATAAGCATAAAGCCTGTGCCGGCACTGTCTGCTTCTACTAAATCTTCTCTACGCTCACCATCCTTTTTAATATTTACTACATACTTGGGTGGAATAATCTTTTGAGGATATACACCACACGCGACATCAACATCGTGTGTTACTAACTTAACCACATCCTCTGGTGTCCAACCAATGTCTGCGTCTACAAACATTAGATGACTGCCGTTACCCATAAGAAATTTAGCGGCGCAACTATTACGCCCACGATTAATATTGCTTTCATTGCTTAGTGTGTCTATTTGGAATGCTAATTTATTCTGCATACCAAACACGGTCCATTTAATATAACTTTGGAAGCATGACTCGCTTATTTGACCACCATAACAAGGCGTACAAAAGTGTATATTGATATTCATATTACGTATAATTCTACATTAATGGTATGCTGTACTCATATAACGTGTACGTTCATTTTAGTGTTATTTCTACAACGAGATCCTTGTCGCCTTTAATTATTCTATGATGGCGATTTTTCGGTATTACATAAAGATTACCGTGCTCTAACACAACAGGAAGTTGATTGTCTAACTGTAACTTCCAGTTAGATCCTTGTAATACACGAACTTCGCGTTCTTCACGATCACGATGCCAGCATAGTTCTTCGCTGTCTGTGTCGTGTTTGAAAGTTCTGTGTATTGTGTACGGATTTGTATATTTTTGATTGTATGGTTTTACCACCACTGTCCACCTTTAATACCTAGTGACTTATATCTTGGTAGTCTGCAACTCCAATAACTTGCTGTAGTTTTGTCGTTGCGATTTTTGCAATCATGTCTTGCTACAAAGTTACGAACGCGGTCAGGGTCGTCTGTTTTCACACTCATGCCTTTTGCACCAAAAGAAACTTTTTTAATATTGCCAGTCTTTGGATTTCTAACGTATACATAAAACTTTTTAGAACCGCCTCTTTTTGGCTTATTAAGTTCTACATTTTTACCGCGATAATCTGCTTCACTTAGTGATTTGTTCTTTTCATAACAATCACAATGTTTGCACTCTGGCCCACATTTACATTCTGTAACAGGCACACCGCAACATTCTGTTGAACACATTTCAACTGCTTCTTGAACAGACTCCATAGCATTACCTGCTTCTAGTTCTGCTCTCCAGTTTTCTTCAAACTCTTTGGCGGCGGCTTTACGATCTTGTACGCTAAACGCATAACCAAATTCTTGTGCGTAACTTTTGGCCGCGGCAGTTGCCCAGTACAACCATAACTTAGCGGCAAGTTCGGAATCATATACACCTTTCCTCCACTTGCGTGTTAAGTTCTTCATGATTGATTCCTTTTGAGGATATAAAGAGCCGGTGTTGTCTGCGTAAAGGACTAGTTCGCGAACTGCGTCTTCATCTTCGACCGATTCGCGAGTATATCTTGTTTTAATATCTTTTGGAACTTCTGATTCAAAACGAGGCATTCTCCATAATACGCCGCGAGTTGCTTTTCCCTCATCATCAAATGTTATACCATGTTTTTGCTTAAAGGTTTTAAACAATGCACCATATTTTTTAAGGTGATCTGGATTAACCCTAGGAATTGGGTTGGCTAGTAGAAAGGTCCAATGATTTTTACGTGCAGTTTCATGTATAATAGGAGCTACACTGACTCCTTCGTATGTGTGAAAAAATTCAAGAAATTCTTTTAACATTCCGGCTACCTTTGTTTCTTCCGGAGTGTATGTGGGTGCAAATAACTTATGTTGACGTTTTGCATCTGCCGCATCTAACTGCGGTGATCTAATAAACTTGCCAGAGCGGTTTTTAAGAAGATCATCTTCATCTTCATCTTCTTCTGCGATTTCAATAGGAACATCTAACGAAAAAGTTTCACCTTCTACAACAATACATTGGCCAATGTCGGTCTCTAATAGTTCTTGATCTTGCCAATCAAGTTCAATTTTGCCTTCATTATATAACTGTCTTACTTGGCTGTAAAACTCTGTAAATGCTTTTGACCCGGGGCGAAACAAACATTCCGTAAATGGAATACCGCGTTCGATATGTTCTTGTATTGTTTTACTTACTGTGGAATGTAGTGAAAATTCTTTTATTCGCATGGCATAAATCCTTTTATGTATTTATGCTTCTATATAAATTTTAAAAGATAATATCACCACTGGTACATTTGATTCTGTTAACTGTTGTCTCTTTAGCACCGTTGAATTTCCCCACTCCGTGCGACTTAACGTATGCTGTAATAGTCATCTTATCGCCGACATCAGGTAATGTTAGGGTGTGATAACCTGCAAAGAACTTTACAATGTTTCCGTTCTCGTCCTTGGTTGTAATCATATATGAATCATGTTTGGATAGATATCGT